ATTTATATCTGGCATAGAGAGAGTCGCGGGACTTATTTACAGAAGTGAATTATTACCTGACGGACGACAAGACGTTAGATTAGTCGAAGTTGTTGGTCCTGAAGTTAACACGTATATAGATTTTAAAATAAAGCTCGAGTCCCAATACACGTACTGGATGCACTCTGTGTATATCGCGAATCTTAACGTGCTATCAGAGGATACAGGTCAAGTATTAAATGCAGAAATTTTATTTCAATCGTTACCGTCTTCTGTTTCTACGGTCTACACACGAGATGACATACCGCCTGAACCACCTGTTGATTTTGACGCTCGCTGGAGTTATCAAGATTATAGTCTTGTTTTGTCTTGGAATTTTCCCGTCAATCCACGACAAGATATAAAATATTTTCAAATCTTTAGAAGAAATTCATTGAATGAACCATATGAATTACTATTGGAATATGATTTCAATGATTCACTGAAAAAGCCCGCAAGACTTGAAGATACATTACCCCATCTAGTTCAAGAACTAACAGAACCGTTAAACGTTTATATAGATCAAAATTTTAACAAAGATTCAAAATACTATTATACTGTCGCATGTGTTGATGCGAGAGGCTTTGTTTCAAATTATTCACAACAAATAGAAGTTTCATTTAATAAAATAAGAAACAAATTGGTTAAAAATGTAATATCCCCATCAGGGGCACCACGGCAATATCCAAATGTATTTTTAAAGGAAGATTTTTTTCAAGATATTATCGCTTCTTCAAAAAAGCGCCGAGTTAAAATATATTTCGACCCAGAATATTTAAAAATAAAAGCTTCTAATGGATCGACTATAGACGCTGTCGTTACATCTGAAAAGGGCGAGTACGGGATCAATATACTAGATATTACTAGAGGACAAATTTTAACAATTCCAGTTAAGATTAATAATTTACTGGAAACTTCTGAAACTTGATACTTAACACGACTGGGTAAAAAAATGGGCTTTTTAGATCATTCATCTTCCAATATTATTGTCGACGCAGTATTGACAGATATCGGTAGACAATTTTTGGCAAGAAACGATGGCAGCTTTAGCATAGTTAAATTTTCTTTTGCTGACGATGAAATAGATTATTCTATTATACAAAAATTTGGTAGAGTTATTGGAAAAGAAAAAATAGAAAAAAATACACCAATTTTTGAAGCGCAAACTAACGCAGGTTTGGCTTTAAAGTATAAAAATATTTCATTATCCAATCCAAATTTATATCGATTACCGAAGATTTCTCTCACAACCGGTTCGAGTTCTACATCGATTAGTTTAATTTCTATGAAATTGAATTCTGTCGACTCTACAAAACAATTAACTTTTACGCAACAAATTACTGGTGAATCTACTATCGACGTCGAACTGAGAGATCAACAGTTCATAGTTAAATTACCTAATATGTTTTTACAAATTGTCGGAGCTACCCCAGATTTTATAGATAGAGATGGTGTCGCATATTACACTATCGTAAGAAATCCAACTACGACCGCTGCAGGTGGTTCATTAGTTAGTTTCACGTTAGCGCTTAAGTCAATAACTGATACACAATTTTTAATTTACGGTTTATCAACTGATAAAACTATTATCAATGCAGTCGGTAGCATAACTGGTTTGCAGTCTGGCGCCGTAAGTGACTTTACAATCTCAGTATCGAAGTGAAAAATGGCAACATTTAAAGAATTAACATCAGCTGATATACAAACTACGAGAACAAGTTTAAATCAATTAATAGATATCGTGCAAAACGATATCTCGGGGTCTGTAACTAGAAGAGTATACGATATGTTCATTTCGTCTTCGGCGGATGAAACTGCATCTGTATATTCAATAACTTCATCATTGTTTCAAACTGTATATGATCAAGATTATACATTGCAGGTCGCGAATCCAATTTTCGACATTACAGCAGGATTGTTTTTATCATCGAGTACAGTTTTATCTTCAAAAACGGGTGAAGATACAACAGGAAAGTTTTTATTTTCTTCTTCTTCGCTAATGATGAGAGAGAAAATCGATTTATATAAATTACACGCAGGAAAATTACTCGGCGATACGGATAGTTCTTTTTACGCGCCGTTCGATGGTTCTACTACACAAGAAAGAATCGACGAGGCTATTTTTATCAATTTTAAGAGATTATTCGCTAGAGATAGACTCAAGCGTGAATCGTTTGCGATGCGATTCTATGTATCGGGTGTACTAGACGGTAGCCCAAACGCAGGTATCGATGAAAAAGCCATCGCGAATATATACACCGGTTCGAACATCGATGTCACTAGTAATATTGGCGCTACATTATTTACCGACGTTGGTTCTTCTTCAAATAGACGGACTACGTTCGGTGGAGAGGTCGGTGACGTCGTCAACGCGAATAATTCAACAGAAAAAGTAGGTTTAATCTTTTATGACGCAGGCATAGTAATTTTGGATGCCAAGAAGATCATGTGGGCAGATCAGCACGTATCAGGAGTTATTTCTGCGACGACGAGTTCATTAGCAGGCGTCAATACTACAATTATCGGGTCAGGTTTACCAGGTTCGAATCCATCGGCTAAATTTATACCTGATTTCTTCGTGTCGTCATCGATCGACGATATCGTCGATCACGTTGCTTCGTGTAGATTCTCATCAGGATCATTTACTGCGCTCACCTTTCAAAATCAAACTACGATAAACTCTACTTTGATTTTCTGTAGAGCTACAGCCGATGAATTTAATTATTCTACGAATCCTACATATACGAGCGACGCAGGAGAAATTGTCGTAATCGAACCTGGTCAAGAGGATATACAAACGAGCTTTACATATCCTACTACTGTCGGTTTGTATGATTCGAACAACAACTTATTGGCTGTAGCCAAGTTCTCAAGACCGATAGAGAAAAATTACGAAAAAGATCTTACGGTTAGAGTAAGATTAGATTTCTAATTTTAGTATTTATTTTGCGGGGTGAATATTGTCTTTTATAAAGCTACCCCAGGACTCGTTCGATACGTTTACTGTTTTGGCGAGACCAAGTAGAAGTTTTGCTTCTTCTTCTGTAGACGGTATAACTGGAGACGTTCGAGTTTTTAAAAGACTTTCACGCGCAGAAAAAGACTCATCTGTATTCAATGATAGCCTTTTCACAGAAGACTCGATCGAAAGCGCATTTCTTGATGTCAAAAGTAATGCTTCACAAAGCGCAAATTTTTCAAAGGAACTAGAGAAATATATAGAAAAAGTTAACAGTTCCCCGATCGATCCAAGGTTCCAGAAAAGTGTAGAAGTCATTAGATTCGAACCTTCGTTTAGGCTGACTTCTGATACTCTTAGAAAAAATGTAGTAAGAACTGTATTATTACCTCATTATAAAATAGGATATCCAAACATTGGATGGGGGTATACAAATTATTGTAGCTTACATTTTCCGAAAGACGTCGGACCAACTTCAGCTAGCATAATTTATCCGAACCCTAAAGAAGGAAATTTACCCGTTTATTCACCAGAGCAAGATTTCACTATAGAATTTTATGTAAAGCCCTCTTACGTAGAGCAAAACTATAGCGCTGGTACAATTCTACACATGTCTTCTTGTTTCGCGATTTCTATCGTAAGCGGAAGCGATATCGACTTCGCGGGTGAACCGAGTTCGTTTAGAGTACTTTTACAACTAACACATAGCGCCGATCTAAATCCGAAATACTTAGATCTTAATTCGATAGGTTCGAATCCACTAGAATATGCATTTTTATCCGACGATTTTAAAATAAAAAGAAATAATTGGCATCATGTATGTTTAACGTGGTCACCGACAAAAAACGAATCAACAGGTTCTTTTTATATTGACGGAAATAAAGCGGGTAGTTTTTATTGTCCTGAAAATTTGCTACCATTTTCTGCTTCTTACGACGATCGATCTGCTATTTTCGTTGGAAATTTTTACGATGGAGAAAATAATTTTATTTATGGTCCACACGGATTTTTTTCGTTAGACGCTGTGAACAATGAAGGTGTGACCGATGCCTTCAACGCAACACCGTCTAATCCAGAGTATCCTTCGAATTTTAAATTAGACGCTCCTTTCAAGGGAGAGTTACACGAAATTAGAATATGGAATATATCACGAGATTGGGAGTCGATTACATCGGGTAGTAAAATTGGGCCCGATTTAGACGAGAATTTATTGTTCTATGTACCACCTTTTTTTAGAAAAGAAACATCAGAAAGATTGGTTTTGCAAACACCGTTTCAGAGTTTCGCTTCTACAACCGATGATCCATACAACGTGGCGTTAAGTTTTGGAGTCGGTGGACATCACATAAACGTCGAAAATCATACGCGCGAACTCGTAAAAGGTTACTATCCCAGATTATTGTTTTTAACATCTAGCGAAATACCTTATCAATCGCAGGATTTCAAAGAAGCTAATGATTATTTTTACGCTACGGGATCAACAGTTAGAAGAAATCTAACAATTATGCCTTGTGATAATGGTAAATTTTATCCTAATTTTCAATTACTATATAGTGGGACAGATTCGGATTATGAGATCGGTAAGATCATGGAGAAATTTGTTACAGATACGGGCGCGCCTGATTTATCTTTCGTAAATCTTTCTAAATTATTACCCACGAGTTCGTTATTCCCTGGGTTGGTTCAAGACGGTAATTTACTAGATGAATTGATGGGAACGAGTCCCGAAAACCCTGGCGTAGCTCCTGGTGCTGTATTAACCATTTTTCAAAGAACAAGAGACGAAAGCTCGAACGCAGTAACTTTTTTCGACGCGTCGAATCTTTTCTACGGAAGTCGAATTTATCCAGAGACTTACGAAGTAATTGATAACTCATTTACGGGAAGCGAAGGCACGATGTCCATAAGACTTAGGGACAACGGATTAGGCTCTTTGTATAGAGCTGATGCTGATTCGACCCACGCAACCTGGGCAAGTTCTGGTTTCATACTGTATTCTGAAGGTATTTCGGTCGTCACTACTCCGTATCTTGGCGAATTATTTGGTAAAGATTCGTATACAGTTAATCTAAGGGGAACACAACCTGTGCACGTTCTAGAAATACAAGCTATCGTTCCCGCGTGGCAAATAAACTCTAGTTCGAACCCCGACTGGAAACAGTTGTATCTTACCGATTATGTTAACGATACACAGGCTGGTTTCATCAGGATAGGAAGAATAAATTTTCACGACCAAAATCTAAACATAGTTGCTCGAACTGATTTGGCTCAACCTATTAACAAGAGAAATAGCGATAGGATAATGTTTAGAACAAAAATAGATTTCTAAATGATTTTGGGTATTGATATAAGTACATCGTGTACAGGTTTTGCGCTCGTCGACAAGACGGGAAAGCTTATAAGTTCTAGTTATTGTAACTTATCTAATCTTGAAGATTTATTCGACAAGGCAGTGGCTGTTCGCGCGGAAATTAAAAAATATTCGACTTCGTTTGACATATCCCGTATTTCGATAGAAGAAAATCTCTCTATCTTTAGAAGAGGTTTATCAAGCGCTCACACTATATCGACCCTGGCTAGATTTAATGGGATCGTTTGTTACATTTCTTACGTAGAGTTCGGATTTAAACCAACGATAATATCTGTTTCTGATTCAAGAAAATCGGTTGGAATAAGGACTGCTAAAAAAGGCGAGGACGCAAAAGCGATCGTTCGAGAATGGGTTCTCGTTCAAGAGCCAGAATATCAGTGGCCTACAAAAACTCTTCGTAATGGTCCAAGAAAAGGTGAAATAGTTTTTGAAAAAGGCGTTGAAGATAGTATGGACGCTTACGTGATGGCTAGAGCGTGTTTAGCATTAAAAAAACAATAGTAATCACTTTATATTAAAGATGTGCTAGACGCAGGCGATCGAATCAAATTTTTAAAAAATGTCTTCGGCGATGGTGAAGTCGCTAGAGACGGAATTAATATTGCTTTTTCTTGCCCTAATTGCAAGACTACGAAAAACAAAAAAAAGTTGATAGTAAGAATAGATACGGGACAGTGGCATTGCTGGGTTTGCGAAACGAAAGGAAGAAGTGTACCTTCTTTACTGAAGACTTACGCAAAGTCGTATTATCAAGCTTGGGTTTCTAGATTCGAGAGCGCAGAATTTAGAAAGGTATTTTTCGATGATGAGAATACACGCATCGAAGAAATAGAAATTCCTGACGGTCTTACTATAGACGAACTAGTCGTTTCGAAAGATCCCGATGCGAAAGCAATTTTAAATTACTTAACGCAGAGAGGAATCGACGAAGACTTATCATATAGATTTCGTTTAATCGGATGCACAAAGGGTCGATTGCGTCGACGTATAGTAATTCCTTCTTTCGATTCGATGGGAAAAATAAACTATTGGACTGCTAGAACTATCGATAAAGATTCAAAAGTCAGGTACGTTAATCCTAAAATAGATAGAAAGACAATTATATTTAATGAAGTGGACGTAGACTGGAAAAAAGAAGTTCTACTCGTAGAAGGACCATTCGATTTGATGAAAGCCACAGATAACACTGTCGCTCTATTGGGTTCAACCTTACCACAAGATTCGCTACTCTTCAAGAGAATAATAGAAAATAACACTCCGGTAATTTTAGCTCTTGATTCCGACGCGTTAAGTAAATCGCACAAAATAGCTAGGACGTTATATCAACATAACATAAAGGTGAAATTCTTGGAAATAAGAGGTAATATTGATATCGGAGAAATGTCTAGAAGCGAATTCGAATCGTTTAAGAAAAATGCGTTCGAATGGCATCCTGTTAATAGGTTAATTTATAAAATTAATAATATTTCATCTGGTTCAATATTTTAGGAGAATCGTTTTGAAAGTTTGTCATATTGCAGATATTCACTGGAGAGGATTGAAGCGTCACGGAGAATATCGAGAGGTATTTTCACATTTATTAGCAGACGCGAAATCTCAACGTGTCGATAGAATTGTTGTGGCGGGTGATATCGTACATACAAAAACGATGGGAATATCTCCCGAATTGATTAAACAATTAACTTGGTGGTTCACCGCCTTAGCAGAAGTCGCTCCGACTATCGTTACGTTGGGAAATCACGATGGATTGATTCTAAATAAATCACGACTAGATACGATAACTCCGATTATCGAAACGCTTAATAACGATAGAATCGTTTATCTTAGAGATACATGCCAGTGGACAGATAAAGAGTTTAATACTGTATGGACTAATTTTAGTTGTTTCGACGAAGAAAATTGGCATTCCGTAAGTCCAATTAGCGGAAAGCTTAATATTTGTCTTTTTCACGGCGCTATAAAAAAAGCCAAGACAGATGTTGGGTGGGAGGTAGAAGGCGAGCGTGATATGTCATTATTTCAAGGTTACGATTTCGGAATGTTTGGCGACATTCATAAATTTCAATATCTTGATGAACACGAAAGATTTGCTTACCCTGGTTCTACGATACAACAAGATTTCGCAGAAGATATTGAAAAAGGATATTTGCTGTGGAATATTAAATCGAGAGACGAGTACTCATCAGTTAGACGAATCGTACCTTCTCCTAATCCATTCTACAACGTAGACTGGGAAGGTACGCCTGATTTGACGTTTGGATCTTGCGAAAAATTTTCTAAAAATTGTCGAATTCGAATTGTGTCGAATGAGAGCATTTCGCAAGACGATATCAAAAAATTTTCATTTTTGGTGAAATCTTCTCTTTTTCCCGAAGAGATTGCTTGGAAAATTAATGAATTGCCACCGCCTAGTAATATTGTTATCGGTGAAAATAACATAGAAAAAGCCTCGCTTAGAGACGAAAAGTTTCATTTCGACGCGCTTAGGGAATTTTGCGGTAAAAATAAATTATCTGATGAGGAATGGGACAGCGTAGATTCCATCGTATCTAGTGTCATCCATTCATTCGAAAGCATCGAAAATAATAGAAACACAAAGTGGTCAATAAAAAGTTTAGAATGGGATAATACTTTTTCTTATGGAAAGGGTAATAAAATCGATTTTTCTAGTCTAGAAGGTATTATCGGGTTGTTTGGAACAAATCGATGTGGTAAGTCATCCATACCTGGAACAATCATGTACGCTTTGTTCAATGATACTGATCGAGGTTCTATAAGCAACTTGCACGTGATTAACGCAAGAAAGGGAGATTGCGAAGTAAAAGTAGAGTTCGAGCTTAACGGGAATCATTATAAAGTCGAACGAATGTCGCATAAGTGGAGTAATTCCCGTGGTCTTGGCGCGAATACGAAAATGAATCTCTTTAGGATCGACGAGTCTGGAGATATTATTGAAGATATTTCTGGCGAGCAACGCCGCGATTCCGATAAGGCTCTCCGGCAATTAATCGGAGAATCTGAAGATTTCTTATTAACTTCTTTTGCCTCGCAAGGCGAAATGAATATGTTTATTAAAAACGGAGCGACTGATAGAAAGAAGTTATTAAATAACTTTTTGGATTTAGGAATATTTGAACAGATTCTAGTTAAGCTAAAAGAAGATTCACATAACATCAAGTCTTCACTAAAAGTTGGCGCGAATATAAACTATGACGTCGCTATCGCAGATTGCGAAGATAAGATTTTACAGCTAAACATCGAGAAGAAAGCCCTATAAAAAAAGATAAGCGACTATAAGGATAAGGAAATAAATCTTCGAATCAATTTAGCTACAGTTAAAAAACAATCTGGATACACACAATCTGACGTTGAAGTTAAAAAGAAAGAATTATCTACACTTCAAAAGCTTGTGCAAAACTACGACGCGAAGATCGAAGAGATAGAAGAAAAAATCGAACTTTCGAATGTTCGACTGGAAAAAATTAAGACGTTTAAAAATAGTGTATCTGTTGAAGTCTTGAGAGAAGAGCTTAATTCTCTAAGGTTGTTTGAATTAAATGAAGCCAAACTATCAGCCGAACTCGAGAAGGAAAAAGAAAAGCTCAGACAACAAGAACTTTCTGTTTCTAAATTACGAGATGTTCCTTGCGGTGACCAGTTTCCAACTTGTAAGTTTATTAGAGACTCCCATCGTGATAAGACTCTTATAGAGAGTCAACGACAAGTAATCGAAGGACTGTCTCAGAAATTACAGGAAGCAAATGATACTATTGCTGATATCAAATCGAAATCTTTGGAAACAAAAATTGAAAAATATGAGAGAATTCTGAGAGAAGAAATAAATTTAAGTTCAAACTCCAGTTCATTACACGTCGAAAAAAATTCATACGCCGCGAAGTCTCTAGAGACTATTAAGAAAATCAAAGAAATCGAAGAGAAAATAATCGAAATGCAATTAAACCTAGTTGGAGACGAAACTGAGAATTTAATTTTTGAAACAGAAGAAGAATTAAGAAAAGTTTCCGTGGCATTAAGAGATTCCGAGGCGTCTTTACTAAGGACCGAACGATCGATAGGATCTGAGACATCATCGCTACAAAAAAATCAAAAAGATAAAGAAGAGTATTCTAAGAATTCAAGATTATGGAAGTTATATGAACTACTAATTCAAGCGTATGGTAAGAACGGACTACAACAAGTAGTCTTAACACAACAGTTACCAAGAATTAATCAAGAAATTTCATCGATACTTCAGGGTGTTTGTGGATTTACGGTAGGTTTAGTTTCAAATGGAAACGATTTGGAAATAAATTTAGACTATGGCGATTCGCAACGTCCAATAGAACTCGGTTCTGGTATGGAGAAAATGATGGCTTCTCTTGCTATTCGAGTTGCGCTCATTAATGTTTCATCTCTTCCTAAGACCGATATGTTGATTATCGATGAAGGATTCGGAGCACTCGACGAAGTAAATGTCGAGGCTTGTAATCGACTTCTTGTTTCCTTAAAGAGATTTTTCAAGACAATTATAGTAATATCACACGTGGATGCGGTAAAAGATGCGGTCGACAACATCATCGAAATTACGAAACAAGGCCCGGACTCTTACGTTTGGGCTTGAAAAAGATGCGAAGTTTATATATGAAAGAAAAGAAGCAGATATTTTATCATACTGTCAAGTATGCGAGTGTTTTTTCGCGTCTAGCATAGATATGGAAGCTTACGAGAGAGTAGGGTGTTGTAGAGCATGTGAGGATAATTTCGCAGAACTAAATTTAGAAAAATGGAAAAATGGATGGAGACCGTCAAAAGAAGACGTTATTTTAAAAAAGAAAGAGCGAAATTCTTTGTTATTCGCTAGATATGTAAATGCGGAGAAGTGAAATATGCTAAGCTACGATTTAAATTGCCTTGCGCAATGTCTTGAGTTGATAAAAGGTTCCAAAAATGGAACTGAATCGATTACGTATAAGTTTATTGGCGAAGGTCAAATGATGTTGACTTATACATCGATCGTAAATTTTGCTAATGAAAATGCCCTGAGGCCGCAAGTCGCTCGCGAGTCAGAAAGATCGATTTCGATGCTCGATGATGCTTTGAAATTTGTTAAGAAAAATTACAAGGATTCATGTGGTAAAGCGTTGAAGTGTAAAGAACTCAGTACAAACGATAACATAGAAGTTATTTCAACTACTTTTCACTCCCCTAGAAAAGTAGCATACTATAGAAGATTCGCGACGTACGAAATTGGCTAAGCAGAACGTAGTTATTACGAAACAAGCTCAATTAAACGAAATAGTCAGGTGTGGAAAAGAACCAGACTATTTTATAAATAAGTATGTCAAAATTACACACCCGAATAAGGGTTTAATACCGTTCAAGACTTACGATTTTCAGAATGATTGTCTTAAGGATTTCGTTAAACATCGTTTTAACATCGTTCTGAAGTCTAGACAGCTCGGCTTGTCGACAATTACAGCTGCATATAGTTTATGGCGCGCTATTTTTTATAAGCAAAAAAATGTTCTTATTATCGCTACAAAACTTGCTGTCGCTCAAAATTTTATTAGAAAAGTTAAGACAATGCTTGAAAATTTGCCGTCTTGGTTGGTAATTCCTGAAATTACTTCGCACACGAAGACGCAAATAGAATTTTCAAATGGATCTATAATAAAAGCAGTTCCGACATCAGAGGACGCAGGTCGTTCGGAAGCTCTTTCATTATTAATCGTCGACGAAGCGGCATTCATTAGAGATTTCGAAGAGCTTTGGAAGGGATTGTATCCTACACTTTCAACTGGCGGCGCCGCGATTATATTGAGTACACCGTCTGGTGTTGGAAATCAATTTCACAAATTATGGTTAGACGCCGATGCAGGCGTTTCTGATTTTCATCCAATAAAATTGCCGTGGTTCGTACACCCTGATCACGATGAAAAGTGGTTCGAACAAGAATCAAGAAATATGACTCGTAAACAAATCGCGCAGGAATTACTTTGCGATTTTTCTTCATCTGGTGATACATTCATTAATGCTGAAGATTACGAAAAAATACGATCTGCTTGTCGTAATCCCATAGAAAGATGGGGACCCGAAGCATCTGTTTGGGTTTGGAAATATGCTTTGCCTGGTCACAAGTATGTAATAGCAGCTGACGTATCGAGAGGCGATGCATACGATTTTTCTACTATACAGGTTATTGACACTGTAGAATGCGAGCAAGTTTGCGAATTTAAAGGAAAATTACCGCCTGATCAACTTGGAATATTAATAAATGAAATAGGTTTAAAATATAATAAGGCACTAGTTTGTCCTGAGAATAATACTTACGGATTCGCGACAATCACGAAGCTTAAAGAGATTGGGTACCCTAATCTTTATATAAACGATGTTAGATTTAGATATTCTCCTGACGTTCCAATAGGAAAGATCGGCTTCAATACATCGGGACAAAATAAACCTACGATTTTAACGAAACTAGAAGAATACCTTCGAACAAATAAGATTAGAATATATTCTGCTAGGTTATTAGATGAACTTAAGACTTTCGTCTGGGTTGGTAACGTAGCAAAAGCGCAGAAAGGATTTAACGATGATCTTGTCATGGCTTCGGCAATCGCTTGCAGTTTATTCGAACCAACGGGTAATACATCGCAAACCGTCCAGTCGACGCAATGGGGATTGCTCGCGGGTTTTAAGGTGAACGCTCAACAACAAAATCAAACACACGTCAATCAGAATAATAATCCATTAAAACCTAGAATGTACGATAGTAGATACTTCGGAACGGATCCTTCTATGCCTATACCACCTGAATTATTATGGATGTATAAATAATGGCACAAAAAAATGAGAGTCTATTCAGTAGACTAACAAGATTGTTTAGATCTGGGCCTGTTATAAAGGCAAAGGTTAAAGGATATTCGCCATCTTCTGCGTCTTCTTCTTACGAAATGTTTAGAAGAAACGTATCTGATGTTTATTCTACAACGGTTTCTGCTTACGGTGCATTCGATAGAATGAGTAGATACAGCGACTTTAGCGAAATGGAAAGTACCCCCGAAATAAGCTCAGCGCTTGACATTTACGCCGAAGAATCTGCTTCACAAGATGAATCCGGAAAAGTTTTACACATCTATTCAGAAAATAGGGCTATAAGAGAATTATTAGAAGAATTATTTTTCGATATTCTAAATGTAGACTTTAATTTGCCAATGTGGACAAGAAACTTATGTAAATACGGAGATTTTTTCTCGTTCTTAGATGTTGACCCAAAGTATGGCGTCGTTAATGTGCTCCCGATACCGATCTCAGAGATAGAGCGTGAGGAAGGGTACGATCCACAAGATCCCATGGCAGTTCGATTTCGATGGATAACAAAAGGAAATAAAGTATTAGAAAACTGGCAAGTTGTTCATTTTAGATTGTTAGGTAACGATGCGTTCTTGCCTTACGGCGCATCTGTCCTAGAATCTGCGCGTCGAGTTTGGAGGCAGTTGATATTAAGCGAAGACGCGATGCTTTTGTATAGAGTAGTTCGAGCTCCTGAGCGCAGGATATTTTATATCGACGTGGGAAATATACCACCTGAAGAAGTTGAAAACTATATGCAGCAAGCTCAATCGACTCTTAAAAGAAACATGGTTATAGATAAGGCAACGGGTCGAGTTGATTTAAGATTTAATCCATTAAGTGGTTTGGATGATTATTTTATACCAGTTCGTGGTGGTGAGTCGGGTACGAAGATCGATACTTTAGCCGGCGGACAAAATACTTCTGCTGTCGAGGACGTCCAATACATACAGAAAAAACTGTTTGCAGCTCTAAAAATACCCAAAGCTTACCTAGGCTATGATGAAGAAATAGGTTCGAAGTCGACGCTAGCTCAAGAAGACATAAGGTTCTCAAGGACAATTTCTAGAATACAAAAAGTTATTATATCAGAGCTTAATAAGATCGCGATGATTCATTTATATTCGCACGGATTTACCGACGAAACGCTTTTAAACTTTAAGTTAATGCTTAATAATCCAAGCTCGGTAGCGCAGATGCAAAAGCTTGAATTGATTAAGACCAAGTTCGAAATAGCCGGAGCAGTCCCAGAAGGCGCCGTTGACCGTGGATGGATTCGTCGAAATGTTCTTGGTTTGACTGAAGAAGAAATTGAACAGATCAAAGAAGGTAGAAAAGCCGATAAACTAGAAGACGCAGACGTTGAATCTGGAGGCTCCGACGACTCTGGTGGCGCGCCAGCAGGAGATGAAACGGCACCAGAAGGCGGCGAAGAAGCTTCCGCCGGTGGTGAAGAACCTCTTTTTACGGGATATGAGCCTCTAGGTAGAGGGACGGGTTTTACGCCCGTCAATCCTTCGAACGAAGTTAAAAATATGTGGGGAAAAGAAATTAATAAGAAGAAGATCGCGAGGTCGAAAGATCGAAGAGACAAAAATTTACCAGATTTTATGTCTATGACTTCTGTTGGAAATAAAACAAGAACGCAGGATACTTCTAACAAACCTTTCGGAAACGTTATTCCAAAAATGGATGTTTTCGAGGACGATTTACCCACATCGTTAGCCGACGCTATGTTGGATGAAAAGGCGAGAACAGTTAATCCCAGAATAACGCAAGAAATGGAAGGAATTTTCAAAAAGCTTTCGGGCGATATAGGTAGTAATTTGAGTAGTAAGCTTCTGTCAGAAGTTTTAAATGATGATGAAAAAATAGATTTGGAGAGTGAGTGATGAGGCACAATAAGAAGAGGAATGCTGCGATAATTTATGAGCAGCTCGTGCGCTTCATTTCAAAGGCATTAATCGAGGGAGAAACCGATAAAGCCCGTGAAGCGATGTTCATTGTTCAAGAACATTTTAAACCAGGTACACATTTGCATAAAGAGTTTAAACTCTTCAATGCATTGGTGCGTACCACGGTTGAATCCGAATCTATAGCCATAAGAATACTGGACGAAGCGAAAAAAGCTACACAAACTCATGATGTAAAAGCACTTGATAAAGAAAAGGGTGCTCTAATACACACGATTAATAAAAAATTGAATCAAAAAGATTTTTTTGAACAAAGAATACCCGACTATCGTTCTTTGGCGACCGTTCAAACGCTTATGAATGATTGGCGAAATATTCTGGAGTCAGATCTATCGAGAATAGCAGAATACGAACAAAAAGTTATCAAGATGCTTCTCGAAGAAAAGAAGACGACGAATCTCGAAAAAAAGGGCGTCGTAAATAATTTATCGCTTAATATTATGAAGAAAAAAGTAAGTGAAAAAATTTCCAGAGAATTAACCACTGAACAATTTAGACTAATTAAATTAGCGCTAGCAGAAGATAAACAAAATCTAGTTCCTTTGCTGGACAAGATAAAGCAAACTGCTTTATTGAGTTTAAAACAGTTCGAAAAGCTTAGCGAAAGCAAAATTACTTTAGAAAAAGTAAAAGGAGTTCGAGCGCACATCGATGAACTATCTACGGAAGATATTCGAGAAGAGAACATTTCAAAATTTTTAGTTCTAAACAAACTCATAGAAGAAATAAGGGGAGAAGAAAATGCCGGAAGACGTTAAATTACTCACAGAGTGGACGGCTTTTAGCTACACGCCCGAACTAATAAAAGAAAGTCGTGAAAAAAACGGCGGTAAAATTATCATGAAGGGCATTCTGCAAAAATCAGAAACGTTAAATCAGAATGGTAGAATTTACCCCAGGCCTATTCTCGAGCGAGAAGTTAGAAATTATCAAAAATTTATTAAGGAAAATAGAGCTCTTGGAGAATGCGACCACCCAGATTCTAGCGTAGTAGAGCTTAAAAAGGTTTCACATATTATTAGAGATGCGTACATGGACGGAGATGTGTGTTACGGTACCGTCGAGTTATTAGATACCCCATGTGGTAAAATTTTACAGAGTCTTGTTGAGTCTGGCGTTACACTCGGTATCTCATCTCGTGGTGTTGGATCAACAAAAAGGGACGGCGATTTTCAAGTAGTACAAGACGATTTTCAGCTTATTTGTTGGGACTTCGTCGCCGAACCTTCAACGCCTGGTGCTTTCATGATGGCAGAAGGTAAAAAAATCACACAAGAAGAACTTAAAAGAACGTTTACGAAAGAAGATAGAATCGATAGGATTTTTAACGATATCATCGATTGGAGGGGTCGTTGAAACGCAGCGAATTGAAATCTATCGTAAAAGAGTGTCTTCTTGAAATTTTAATGGAAGGAGTTGCGAACGGTAATAAAAAAGAAACGAATCTAGAAGAGTCTCGAGTTAGACCGCAGCGTAGAACCGCTCTAGATTATATTTCTGCTAAGCCAAATCACAGTCAACAGAGTTTGCAGCAAAATAAACAATTTCAAAAAGCAAACGTTGAAATCGCAAAGCAAATTGTTCCCAACGATCCTGTTATGGCATCTATTTTCGCAGACACAGCGTCGACGACTCTTAGAGAACAAGTCGCTGCTGATAGTGGTCGACAGATAACTACGCAGGATACTGGAGTCGACCCAATGTCACTGTTCGAAAATTCAGAAAATTGGGCGAAACTTGCGTTCGCAGATTCTAAGGCGAATCGCGGGCGAGCTTGATAAATAGACAAGAGCAGAAGGCTCTGGAGGTAAACATGGCAATTCGTAAATTAACACCCGCGCTCCTGCGCAAGATAGTACTAGAAGAAAAACAACGAATCATACGTGAAAAGGCAGAGATGGGATTCTTAGAAGAGCCCGTCGAAGTCGAAGCCGATGAGTACGCTGATACACTTGAGTCACATGAAGATCACACAGTGAAGGAAGCCAAGGCCCGCCTTCGTCAGATTGAACTAATGGAAAATGATGAAAAACTTCTTCTTCGCAAGCTTAAGCAACTTCGTGAAGCCAAGAATCGCGCGATTCGTAGACTCAAGAAGTAATTAAGTTAACATAAGGAGCATTACAATGGCTAAAACATACACGTATCCAACGATTAATGTCGTCGGTGTCACTTCACGTTCAAAACGCGGTACATCGGATACAGCTACACTTAAGGTTCTATTTCCTGGTGCTCCTTATAACGTAGAATATCAGGGAGCTGAAGGGGCCGAAAGATATAAGAAAGAAGCTTTGGCTCTTTTATTAAAAGGCGAAATTAAAGATAATCAACAAGTTGGCGTTGTCGATAGGGACTTCGGTCTTAACGCAACTGACGCTTGGAGACAACCTCCTGATCTGAAGAGTGTAAAAACAGGCGCGGCCGGATTACCCGCTTCGCCTTGGGTTCCCAATCCTGCATCACCAGGTCCTGGTTCATCGAATCCTAAAGATCTGCCAGAACCACCCAAGGATTACGGTACTACACCATCTACAAGCCTTTCTAACGATGGAGCATCGCAAGATGCAAAGTCAGAGTCCAGAAATCCTGCGATTTCATCGCAGCGTATGTCTTTGGGCGCCGAAGAAGGTTCTTATCAGTCAGGTAAGTCTCCTGCAACTGCTAATGCGTCATAATAAAAAAAATAGTCTTTGGGAGGCGATATCGTCTCCCGCCAACTTTCCAAACTACGACGCGAAAACTGGCGATGGTTACGGCACGTTAAAACAAACGTATCATAAAAATCGCCAGTATCAATCTAGTTTTCCATATAAAGAACCTGTCGAAAGTGAATTTGAACAAGAGGGTTCTGAACAAGAAGATTTTGAAATCGACGCCGCTAAATTTAAAAATAAACTAGGTATTGTCACTCCCGTCGATAGTTACGCTACTCGTTCGACTGACAATTATTATTATGTTGGAGCTGCTACAAGATTCGATCTTGCGAAATTGGGCGAATCGATAGGAAACAGACGATCGCAATCTTCAATGACGCCCATGCCCGATTTATACAAAAATAAACAGGCAGTCATTGGTGGAGCACACAGCTGGAACTCTTATCAAAAAACTATACAGCACACCAAGGGACAGAAAAAAGGTTTCTCTAGTTCTATTCCCGTAGGCGTAGATGCTTTTTTTAATAGCGAAGACGAAAAAAATAAAGAAAACGATGCAGTTTCAAAAATTAGACAAATAGTTAGAGCATATCACGAATTAAATTTAAAACGTGAGCATGACACGCATTAGACTGATAGTTATTCTGGAGCGCACAGAGAATATATCATGACAACAGGAAAATTATATCAAGAAGCGATTAGCGAAGCCAATGATCTTTTGAGAATGGCTGAAGAAAGAGCCCGTGATAAGCTCATCGAATCAGTCATGCCTAGAATTAGAGATTTATTGGAAAAAAAGATTCTAGAAGGTGAGGATGTCGACGACGATGTCGAAGATTTACTTCTTTCTACCGACGATGACTCTGATGAAGAAGTCGAAACCGACGAATTCGAAGAAATAGAAGGCGATGCACCACCGGTGATGCCATCTACACCAGCGATTCCCGTTGCATCGACAGATTCGTCCAGCACATTGGATATAAAAATTCCAAGTGGTGTCGATAAAGTCACGTTAAGCGTTGCCGAGTCTAATAAAAAGGACACGACAATACAGCTCGACGAATCGAATATACAAGATCTTATTAAACTCATCGACGGTCGAGGCACGCTCACCGAGCGCGCCCGTTCGATCCAGATAGAGCTTAGAATGTTGAGGAGGGAACTCGACGCCCTCAGTGGTCGCGGCAAGAAGCTTCGCGCCGGTGGCCGAATCGTCGAGGAGTTTAATGCAATCCTCCGCAAGAGCATTGGACTTAAGCAAGAGATTAGGGACGCTGTTCCTGGTCCACTTGCGGAGAGCGCGAAGCAAGAGCTTAATAAAATAGAAAAGGAGATTAAAGAAATGTCAACAAAGACGCTGCTCCGCAGCCTTCTCTCTGAGGGTCGCCGCGGAAAGATTAACGAAGAGGTCGAGGAAATGGATACGATGGAAGCCGACGAAGAGGAAGCTTCTGACGATGCAGCTGTTGATGTCGAAGATTCTGGCGACGAATCAGGCGACCTCGACGTCGATGCCGTCAAGGATGCACTCAAGTCACTCGCCAGTGCAGTTGGAATGGAACTCGTTGACGAAGGCGGCGAGGAAGAGTCTGGCGAAGACATGGATATGGGAGATGATCTTGGCGGCGAAGAAGAGCCCGAAGAAAAGGAAGAGTCCGTGACTTACGAGTTCGACGAAATGTCGATGTCAGAATCTGACGAAGAGGAAGAGGACGTCGAAATGTCAGAATCAGAATCCGAAGATGACCTTGACGAGGGCGAAATATATGAAATCGACGAAACGGTTTTACGCGCCGAGCTCAAGCGTCTACGCGCATTGCGCGAGGCTGCAAACGGTGCTTCTGCCATGGCTCACCACTTCGGTGGCGGCAAGGCGGGCAAGGATGCATTCGAGAGTCCTGCGAAGCTCAACGCGAACGAAAGCGGCAAGGGCAAGGGCCGCGGTCGCAAGAAGCAAGAAGAAGTTGATGAAGCCGATTCCGCGAAGGATGACGCTAGAAAAGAAAAGGTTGAAGAGTCACGTCGTAATCGTGAACTCATGTCTCGCCTCAATGAGGCAGCCAAGGCGATCAAGGCGCTCGATCGTCAGCTCGATGAGCAGAAACTCTTTAATGCTAAGCTACTCTACGTGAACAAGCTAATGCAGAGCTCTTCTCTCACCGACAAGCAGTTCCGTTCAATAGTGGAGGCACTCGATTCTGCTAAGAATCTCCGTGAAGCGCACCTCCTTTACACCAGTCTCTCCGAATCACTCGCGAAGCCTGGCCGTTCACTTTCCGAGGGCGTCCGTTCTGCGGGCGGTTCATCACGTCCTACTGGCGCGAAGACATCTGGCACCACTCTTAATGAGGGCGCAGTCGTCGACCGTTGGGCCATCCTCGCTGGTATCAAGTAATTTAAATTATAATTCTAACAGGAGTTAAAATATGTCACGTCAATTTACATTAGATCAGCTCGCCGAAGGTATCCGCGAGCGTCACTTAGGCACAGAAAACAAGCGTCTCATCGAGAAGTGGAACCGCACCGGTCTCCTCCGCGGTCTCGAAGGCGTCACCAAGGAAAACATGGCTCGTCTCCTCGAGAACCAGACCGCTCAGATCCTCCGCGAGGCTAACTCCCTCGGCGCCGGTGGCGGTTCAGTTTCAGTCGGTGGGCCCTCTGATATCCGTGGTTTCACCAACATCGCGTTCCCAATCGTCCGCCGCGTTTTCGGTGGTCTCGTTGCGAACGAGCTCGTTTCAATCCAGCCAATGAGCCTCCCCTCCGGTCTCCTCTTCTACTTGGATTACTCATACGGTGCGAACCGCGGTGGTAACTCTGGTATCGACGGCGATTCCGGTGGTTCTGCTGCGACCTACGTCACTGGCACTTCTATCTACGGTAATCCACTCGGTAAGAACATCCAGGCTGGTGCTTCTGCTGCGGGTGGTATGTACGACCTCGCTGGTTCTGGTTTCTCTAGAGTCCACGTATCATCAACCGTTACGCTAACCTCAACGGGTTCATACGGCAACTCAGGAGTTTGGGGCGATCAGGCACTTGTTACAACTGGTACAGACGGTCGCCTCACCGGGTTCGATCCTGGTTTAGCCAACCTCGTTGATGCCGGTGGTGCTTACCACTTTGCGGTCGTTCCTCTCTCCGGTCTAACCGACGCGGATACAACGATGGTCAAGGAATTCGCGCTACACAAGTCGAACTCCGCTGCACCAACCAAGCTCAGTGTCATCCCTGCGACAGTCCAGGGTGGTCAGAACATTCTCAACATCCGTCGTCTCAACCAGCTCGGCATTTGGGATAACGTTGCGAAGACCTTCACCCCTAGCCCACTCGTTGCAGTTTCAACTTCAGGAGCATCTGTCCTCATGGTTGTTTCTGGTAACCCCGTAGGCGTCGGCGCGAACGAAGCGTCCCTCGCGGTATCTTACGCGCAGTCTTCTGCGCTTGATCTTACCGAAGGCACCGGTTCAACCCTCACGATTCCTTCTTTCGAGTCTAACTTCGGGGTCGAGCCTTCACCTGCGATCCCTGAGATCGACATCAAGATCGAATCCCTCGCTGTTACAGCTCAGACCCGTAAGCTCCGCGCTCGTTGGTCACCAGAGCTCGCCCAGGACCTCAACGCGTACCACTCGATGGACGCCGAGGTTGAGTTAACCCAGATCCTCTCTGAGCAGATCGCCCTTGAGCTCGATCGCGAGATCCTCAATGACCTCCTCACCCAGGCTTCTGGCGCTAACTACTACTGGTCACGCGCTCCTGGCAAGTTCGTCAACAAGACCTCAGGCGCTGAGATCGTCCGTGGTACAAACATTCCAGGTCCTGCCTTCACCGGTACGGTTCGCGAATGGTACGAGACCCTCGTTGAGACCGTCATCGACGTTGCGAACGAGATCCACCGCAAGACCCTCCGCGGTTCGGCGAACTTCATCGTCGTCTCTCCTGACGTCGCCACCATCCTCGAGGCCTCAGTGCTCTACAAGCCTGTCTACTCGATCGACGGCTCTGGCCAGGTCGGTGCGCCATTCTCTATCGGCGCTGAGAAGATCGGTACACTCTCTAACCGCTTCACCGTCTACAAGGATCCTTACTTCCCACGTAACAAGGTTCTCGTCGGCTTCAAGGGTGGTTCTTACCTCGAGACCGGTTATGTGTACGCTCCATACGTTCCACTAATCGTCACCCCTACTATCTTCGCGCCAGAGGATTTCACTCCTCGCAAGGGCGTCATGACCCGTTACGGCAAGAAGATGGTTCGCGCTGACTTCTACGGAACGGTTTCCATCCTCGATCTCAACATCATCTAGTTTGATGTTGTGACCTAGGGTCACGCAGGCCGCCTTCGGGCGGCCTGTTTTATTTTGATTTTAAGCATTTGCAACGCAAATTAGATTATTAAAAATTAACAAAAACTCGTATTTTATTAAAAAAATAATTAATGATACGTTTTTCAATTTTGTATGATAATTAATACTTGTAGTCTAGTTTGCATTTTCGGAGTACATAATGTTGATAACAGAACAAAAATTGCGTAGCATTATTCGTAGCGAAATAAAAAGACGAGATGTTGCGAAAAGTAACGCTAGCGATATAATTCGCGAGGGAATTCTTTCTGCGATAGCCGATAAGATGAAAAAGAAAATTCAGAATTCTAAGATTCCATCTTCTGTAGAACAAGCTATCGCTTCATCTAGCGAAGATTGTTGGACTTTATTTTCGGCTATGAAAGGTTTCGGAACGAACGAAGAGAAAGTTAACAAAGTTTTAAATGCTCGAAAGAATGATCTTCCTAAGTTATACAACGAGTTTAATACATTCATTAAAACAATAACAACAGACGTTTCTGGAGTTAGAGAATTCTTCAAAGGTCTCACGTCGGCAGGACTATACACTATAAATAAAAAAATAAACACATCTAGCTGGGACACTGATCTGATTGGTTGGCTGGATGGCGAGGGAATGGAAAAACAAGCTAGAACTTTGCACAAACAACTTCTAAAAGATAATTCAAAGTTTAAACGCTCGAAACCATCTGGTGGAGAAATAGGCGCCTCAGGAAAGGAAAAAGAATTCGGCGACGATGAAGAGTCCGAGGCAAAATAACATGAAACTAACAGAGGCTTTTTATAGCGTTGATCCTTTTTCTGTAGAATTACAGAAAAAATCTATTTTATATAAAGATGACGTTGAAATGGGTCTTTATATTGTAGAAAATTATAAAAAGGATAAAGCTTGCGCTTGGATACTCGATGAATTTTTGAAAAAAAATCCGTCTCTTATTAACGAAATTTATGATAATCGAAATATAAATTTATTATTCGAAGACGGCAAGGGCGATAGCATCAATTTTGATAAAGACCGTTCGAAAGAAAAGTCAGGCGGAATATTTCAAAAGATAGGCGCTAGCGCTAAAGCTATGGTGGGCTCTGTTACAAATAAGCTCTATAATATTCGAACTCTTCTTTGGAGCGACAAAGAAAACGAAAAGGCACAAAGAGATTACGAAAAAATACTTAGTAAGTACGACGACACGTCAGAATTATCGATTAAAAAACTCGACAAAGGAATTAGATCTGACATTACTGGGTTTCCAAACTGTGGACCAGGCGACGTAAAGAAGGCCTCGCAAGTCAATCCTGAATTTAGAGATATTTCTCCTCATGCTTTATTCGTCAACGGTTTGGCACGCGTCGCAAACGTTTACGATACAACAGTTCAGCGTCACAAAGAAGGCGTGCTATCGACGGAGCAGGCTAATATTATCATTGCCGATCTTAGGGCTTTGGTTAATAAGTATAGTAAAGAACTCCAGTCCGTCTATACGAAGGTTGAGTCGAAAAAAACGTTGGGTGATGTTCTTTTAGAAGTAGAAGATAATAGTTCTTTGAAAATAGCGGCAGGTGAAGATACCAAACAAACAGCTGCGAATAGAAAGCAAATATGGCAAAAAGCACTTCTTGCCGTTGGTTTGTCAGCCGCAACAG